TGCGAGCCGAGAAAGCCCTGGCCAGAGAAGAGCGCAAGGCCGATATTGTGGCCAAGAAACAGCGCGCGGCCCAAGAAGCAGAGCAGAAGGCCCGCGATATGGAAGCCTATGTGATGCTGTCGTTCGATTCCTTCAAAGCAAAAGCAGCTTTCATGGCCCGCTTTGGCTTTGAAGTGGGAGAGAAGTTTGTCAAGGGTGAAGTGTTTTCAGATATGGTAGAAAGGATTGAGTGATGGCCGGCAAAGTTAAAGTTGATTTCACGGACCCAACAAACCTTCTCATTGTGGAGGGGATGGCTCGTGATGGGCTTGACAATAAGGATATTGCAAAATATTTTAATTATACGGAATGGCAATTTTCTCGTCTCGTAAGGGCAGAGAACAAGGACAATCCCGGAGAGCCATCGCAATTGGCGCAAGCATTAAGAAAGGGCCGTAAGCCATTAGAGATCATCGTGGAAAACAGCCTTTTTAAGAGGGCGACGGGTATGAAAGTGAAGACCATCACCAAAAGATGGATGATTCTCCCAGATGGCACCAAAACAGATACAGAGATTATTCAAGAGACCGAATCAGAGCTTCCTCCTGATACGGGTGCGGCCGCGGTATGGCTCAAGCAGAAAAAACCAGAGATATGGAACAAGCAGCCCGTTAAGATTGAGAGCAACGTCAACAATACCGATCCTTTTGTTCAGATGTTGAAAGCCATTCAAGAAAATACCCCTAATGAGTCGTGACGCGAGACAATTATCCCCGGCACAGCAAGCTGCCAACAAATGGCTGCAATGGCAGGCAGACTGGAACCTTGCGGCCCGGGAGTTGCTTGGTGTCACCCTGGACCAAGAGCAACAGGCAATTCTTACGGCGGTGCAAAACAACAAAATGGTCTCTGTTGCCTCCGGAACGGCACGGGGCAAAGACTTTGTTGCGGCTGTGGCTTCGTTCCTATTCCTGTATCTAACCCCACGTTTTGGGGTAAAAGACGGTGAGCTTGTGCTGGTGGAAAATACCAAAGTGGCCCAGACCGCACCCACAGGACGTCAGGTAGAGAACATTATGTTCCCCGAAATTTCCCGCCTTTTCTATGCTGCAAAGAGGATTATGCCATGGCTTCCTGGCCGGCTGGTGGGAAACGACATCCGCATGCCTCAGGAAGAGTGGTTCCTTACCGGTTTCAAGGCCGACGAGCACAACCACGAGGCGTGGTCTGGCTTCCATGCTGTGAACACCATGTTCGTGGTCACAGAGGCCTCCGGTATCAGCGACGATACCTTTTCGGCCATCGAAGGCAACCTGCAGGGAAACTCCAAAATACTGATTGTTTTTAACCCGAACAGTTCGATAGGCTACGCAGCCAGATCGCAGAAATCCGAAAGATGGTGCAAGTTCCGGCTGGATGATCTCACTGCTCCCAATGTGATTCAAAAGAAACTCATTATCCCCGGACAGGTGGACTATGAATGGGTAAAGGACAAAGTGCAGAGTTGGTGTGTTGCCATCGGTGCCGAGGAGGTAAATGAAGGGAAAGGTGACTTTCTGTGGGAGGGGGTGTATTACCGCCCCAACGACCTGTTTCGCATCAAGGTGCGCGGGATGTTCCCCGAGGTCTCCGAGGATACGCTCATACCGCTGACATGGATAGAGTTGGCCCAAGAGAGGTGGAAGGAGAACAGGAAGAAGGTCAAGGCTGGACGGCACCGCATCGGATCGGACGTTGCCGGCATGGGCCGGGACGCATCAGTGGAGTGCCATAGGTGGGATGACTTCGTGAGCCACTTCGATACCCACCAGAGCGCCGGGAGAGCCTCCCACATGGAAACCGCTGGAAGGATAGCCGTCCACCTAAAAGACAAAGAGGCCATCGCGTTCATCGACACCATCGGAGAGGGGGCGGGTGTGTTCTCCCGGCTCGAAGAGCTTGGATTCAAGAATGCCGTTTCCTGTAAATACAGCGAGGGGGCCGACGACCTGAAGGATGTCACCGGGCAGTTGGAATTTGCCAATATGCGGGCGTATCTGTTCTGGGCTGTCCGCGACTGGCTCAACCCGGCCAATAATTCAAAGGCCATGCTCCCTCCTTGCGACACGCTTACAGAAGAGGCCACCGAGATAAAGTACAAATTCCAGAGCAATGGCAAGATCATCATTGAGCCAAAAGAGGACATAAAAAAACGCCTGGGGAGGTCCCCAGACCACTTCGACGCCCTGGCAAATACCTTCTATCCACACACCCCGGTGGTGGTAAACATCAACCAGATAAATAACGCTTTCCGCTAATGAAAACAATCCAGGAAATCCTTGCCCCGGACAGGAGCCCATCGGAAATCATCTCCGACCTGAAGATGAAAACCATCGACGTCCCGAAGTACGAGGAACTGATGAAGGAGTATGATCCGACAAAACACCGGATCATGACCGACAAGGCTGCGTTCCCGGACAAAATTCTCAAGGACGAGAACGGAAACCCATGCGGGACCGAACGCATCACACGCATTTGTATCGGCCTTCAGAGGCTTGCGGTGAAGCGAATGAGTGAATTCATGTTTGGGCTCCCCGTGAACCATGTGTTTGAAGAAAACGAGGATAAGACCAAGAAAGAGCAGTTTGCCGCTGTCAAAAAGGTCCTAAAAAAGAACCGCATCAACACCATCAACAAACACCGGTGCAAGGTGTTGTCCTCAGAATGCGAGCAGGCAACGCTGTGGTATGTGGTGGAGTCTGACAACAAAAACTATGGATTCCAATCCAAATACAAGCTCAAGTGTATGGTGCTGAGCCCCGGAAATGGCGACGAGCTCTATCCGCTGTTCGATGACACCGGCGACATGGTGGCATTCTCCCGAGGGTGGACGGTTCAGGAAAACGATGGCAAGAAGAAGCAGTTTTTTCAGACCTGGACGGCGGATGAGATATACAAGTGGGAGAGTGGTGACGGGTCCGTGATGGAGCTCTCTGAGGGATTCCCCAAAGAAAACATCCTTGGTAAGATACCGGTGGTGTATCAGTACCGCAAAACCCCCATCTGGGCCGATGCCGACAATGGCAAGATTCACGAGATGGAGGTGCTGTTATCCCGCAATGGCGATGTGATAGCCTATCATGCCGCTCCGGTGCTGATCATCAGAGGGCAGCTTCAGGGTGTTCCCACAAAGGGGGACTCCAACAAGGTGTTCACCACCACAGAAGGTGGTGCCGAATATGTCGCATGGCAGCAGTCCATCGAGAGCGTGCGGTTTCAGTTCGAGACGCTCATGCGCTCTTTCTTTATGGAGCTGCAACTGCCAGACCTGTCGTTCGAGAACATCAAGGGCCTGGGAGCTCAAAGTGGCGAATCCCGCAAGATGCTGCTGGTGGATGCCCACCTGAAAGTTGGCGACGAGGCCGAGTTGTACGAGGAGATTATAGAGAGGGAGTACAACATCATCAAGGCATTCCTTGGGGTGATGAACGCTAAGTGGAAAACCTCCATCGAAGAGATCGAGATAGAGCCTGAAATAAGGCCCTTTATGATTGAGGACGAGAAGGCCCGCGTGGATGTTCTTGTCTCCGCCAATGGCGGCAAGCCTTTGGTGTCACAGAAGCTCTCTGCTATGCTCTCTGGACTGTCCGAAGATGCCGCGGCCGACTACGAGCAGATGCGTAAGGAAGCCGAGGAGGATGGGAAATTTAGCATCATCGACAACGAGCCTACGGAGTAAAATTGTACCTTTGCGTAACACTCTTTTCGGATGAGGAACTTTAAGGAATACAAGGCCAAGTTTTACGAAGGTGTGGACCAGATTACGGGCGAGGATAAATACCTGTATGGCCACCGCATCGTGCTTGACCTGAATTCTGTAGTCTCCTTCAACGACAACTCCGAGCCGGGGTACCTGACAGTAACCATGAGCAATGGGGAGTGCTACGCGATAGTGGAAGACTTTGAGGCATTCAAAGCCCTCATAATGAAGTCCGCATTGGTAGCACAATCCTCTATGCAATGAACTGGGAGTCTAGGGAGCTGTACTTTGAGAAGCGGGCTCAGAAGCTCATCGAGGCGCACGCCAGAATGGTGGCGGCGGAGTTTGACAAGGCTGTTCAGAAGATATCCGCCCTTTCATCCATCGCCTCTATAGACCCAGCAAAACCATTTTCCTTCGCGGACTATCCATCCCTGAATGCTATCTTCAAAAAGGAGCAGAAGAAGCTCTTTGGTGAGGTGTATTCTACTATCTCCACCAGCGTAAAATCTGCCTGGGGCCTGTCTCAGCAAAAGACCGATGATCTATGTGCCTTTGTGGCGCAATCTACCGGGCTCTCCGGCCCCGCACTCAGGGCGTATAAAACTCTGCTCTCCCGGAATGAGACGCGCTCACAGGAGGCCCTTGCTGCCTTCCAAAAGAGAAAGGTTGACGGCCTTGGGCTCTCTGATAGGGTGTGGAATCTGGCGGGCCAGCACAAGCAAGAGCTGGAAATGGCCCTTGACATTGGGATTGGCGACGGAAAGAGTGCCGACGCCCTTTCCAGGGATGTGCGCAAGTATCTGCAACAGCCCGAAAAGCTCTTTCGAAGGGTGCG